CATTTGACAGGATGCCTGCCGATCATGAGTTCGCTTGTCACAACGACAGCAATCCGACCAACAACAAAATCGAAAACCTGCGCTGGGACAACCAGACTGGCAACATGAAAGACCGAACAGATCGCGGCCTGTATAGACGAGGCCAAGATCATCATGCCGCGAAGGTGCCAGTTGCTCTTGTTGACGCCTTGCAGTCCGGAAAAATCACGCCTGCCGATGCTGCAAAACAGACCGGCTTTCGATATGGACACCTATGGCGGATTGCAAAAGGTCAATGCTGGAAGCAAAGATTCGCGCAAAACAACTCACTGGAGCGACTGAAATGACCGACATCAACGCAACGCTGGCCGAGCGCGGCAGTAGGTATGGGGCCTTTGATGGCCATGCCGAAATTGCACAGCAGCTCAAGGCAACTGTTCGTGTCTTTGAGGCAAAACGAGGGTGCGACCTTGCCCATGACCAGCGGGAGGCCCTGGAAATGATTATGCACAAGGTGGCCAGAATCCTGAACGGCGACCCGAACTATGCCGACAACTGGATCGATATCGCAGGCTACGCCACCCTGGTGGCCGACCGGCTGGAAGGCGACAATGGAGCAGTTTGAAACCCTGTGGCCCGTCCTGCTGACCATTGCACTTGTTGCACTTGGCCAATGGTGGGCTGTCCTGGCGATGTACGCCTGGCTGATCTGGACGAGGTGGAAATGATCATCATCCTGCCATGGCCACCCACCGGCCTGTCCCCAAACGCCAGAAACCACTGGGCCAAGACCGCCAAGCTCAAAAAGCAATACCGCGAGGCCTGTTTCTGGCAGGCCATGGAGCAAGGCGCACGCCCAATCCAGTCCGCCAGCCTGCACCTGACCCTGACGTTCTACCCGCCAACACGCAGGCAGTACGACCTGGACAACGCCCTGGCACGCATGAAAGCCGGTCTGGACGGACTGGCCGACGTGCTCAAGGTAGACGACAAACACTGGACGCTGACCATCCGCAAGGGCGAGACGGTCGGCGGATTCGTAGAAGTTCACATCGAAAGGCCCACAGAATGAAACTCCCAGACCAGCTCGAAACTATCCAGATCGATGCGCTGATACCCTTGACAACTTCAGATTAAACCCTTACAATAATTTCCAAACAATGCAGTGAGGCATTTATGGAAATCGAATGGCGAGACATACCCATTGCCCCAGGCTACATGGCGAATAGTCTTGGAGAAATTTGGTCGAAAGATCGACAGGTCAAAAAAACCATCAAGGGTGTCGAGCGTCTTTTCATGCTGAAGGGAAAGAAACTCAAACCGTGGATGGCGAACGCTTACCAGTATTGCCAAGCTGGAAGTGGCGTGAAAACATCAGTCCATCGGCTCGTGTGCATGGCTTTTCATGGATTGCCAGAGGAAAAACAAGAGGCATCACATCTCGATGGGAACCCAAAAAACAACGCTCCATCGAATCTTGCTTGGGTCAGTCATTCAGAAAACGAACAGCAAAAAAAGCTGCATGGAACATATGCGAGACCAAAAAATTTCAAGAAACCATGGCACAAAAAGCGTGGCACAAAACCAACAAAGCATCCAATGGCTGATGTGATCAAAAAAATGGTTTCAGACGGAGCGTCTGTTGCTGATGTTGCTTTGTTCTTGAATATCTCAAAAAGTGGCGCACACCACATCATCAAAAACAGACTGAAAGGTGGTTATGAATGAGTTGGCTCTTTTCGCAGGCGCTGGTGGAGGAATACTTGGGGGGGGGCTGCTCGGATGGCGAACAGTCTGTGCTGTCGAATGGGAGCCATATGCAGCAAGCGTATTGTGCGCCAGACAAAATGACGGAATTCTCCCGCCTTTCCCAGTATGGGATGACGTTCAAACCTTTGATGGAAACCCGTGGCGAGGAATTGTTGACGTCATATCTGGCGGATTTCCATGCCAAGACATTTCAGCGGCAGGAAAAGGAAAAGGACTTGACGGAGAACGTAGCGGAATGTGGAGGCACATGGCGAGGTTGGTTAGCGAAATACGACCCAGATTCGTCTTTGTGGAAAATAGCCCAATGCTCACTACTAGGGGAGGAGCCAGAGTTATTGCAGACCTTACCGCGCTACGGTATGACACTCGATGGGCTGTTATGGGAGCTTCCGATGTTGGAGCAAATCATCAGAGGGACAGAATCTGGATTGTCGCCAGACGGAGAGACAACATTTCACACGCCGAATTGCTCGGGACTGGATGGAGGAAGCAACTCCAGGAAAGCGCTGAAAAAAAAGCAAATGGAATGGGCAAGTCCAAATGCACGGGATTGGAAGGACAGCGGAGCCAGTCAGGGAAACAGAAAATCACCGAATTTGGGGACGCAGGTTCATTGGCCGACACCGAGAACAAAGGGGATGTGTGGCGGCAGTGGATCATGGGATTTGCTCAACAAGAACACAACAATCGAAGAAGCCAGACAAATGGGCGCAGGGAATGGTGGCAAACTGAACCCAACGTGGGTCGAGTGGCTGATGGGGTGGCCGCTAGGGTGGACAGACTTAAAGCCATTGGAAACGGACAAGTCCCTCTGTGTGCTGCAACAGCATTTAACATCTTGAGTGCAGGATTCAAAAATGGCAACGAAACGCACTGAAAAGCCCAAAAAAACAGCGAAACCAGCAAAGCCAGAGCGAGACAAGGACGCCATCTGTCAATCCGTCCTGCAAGGGATGAGAGACGGCCTGAGCGCTTTCAAGGCTTGCCAATCCGCAGGAGTTCCACAAAGCACGTTTAATCGATGGGTAGATGCTGACGTTAAACTTGCGGAAGACTACGCGCACGCGAGGGAAGACCTGATCGAGCGCATGGCGAATGAGGTGCTGGAGCTGGCCGACAGCGAAGTCCCTGAGACTGGAGACGGAAAGCGCGATTGGCAGGCCATTCAGCAGCGCAAACTGCAAGTGGACAGCCGAAAGTGGCTGCTCTCCAAGCTGGCCCCGAAAAAGTACGGCGACCGGCTGGAGCTGGCAGGCGACAAGGAAAACCCTTTGCAAGTGCAAACCATCGACGCCTCGAAGTTATCCACAGACGTGCTGGCGCAGATCATCGCGGCCAAAGACGATGTTACTGACCGAAGCTGACCTGCTGGCCGTCGAGCGCGAGCTGTGCAGGCGCAGCCTGGCCGAGTTTGCCAAGCGTGCCTGGCGCGTGCTTGAACCTGCTGCCGAGCTGAAGTGGGGATGGGCGCTGGACGCCATTTGCCTGCACTTGGAGGCCGTGACCAAGGGCGAGATCAACCGCCTGCTGATGAACGTGCCACCCGGCTCCATGAAGTCCCTGCTGACCGGCGTGATCTGGCCAGCCTGGGAGTGGGGGCCTCGGGACATGCCCGAGATGCGCTTTGTCGGCACGGCCCACGAAGAGCAGCTGGCCATCCGAGACAGCCGACGCTGCCGCGACCTGATCAAGTCCGACTGGTTCCAGAAGCTCTGGCCGATTGAGCTGCTGGCTGACTTGGACGGCAAGCGCGAGTTCGGGAATACCCGCAAAGGCGTGCGCCAGGCCCGAGCCTTCACCTCCATGACCGGCGTGCGTGGCGACCGCGTCATCCTGGACGACCCGATCAGCGCCGACAACGCCAACAGCCAAGCCAAGCTGGAGGCGGCCAAGATCGCCTTCACCGAGACGCTTCCGACCCGCGTCAACTCCGACAAGTCGGCCATCGTGGTCATCATGCAGCGCCTGAACGAGAAGGACATTTCCGGCGTCATCAAGGACATGGGCCTGCCTTACGTGCACCTGTGCATCCCGATGCGCTTTGAGCCTGAGCACCGCTGCACCACCAGCATCGGCTGGACTGACCCGCGCACCAAGGAAGGCGAGCTGATGTTCCCAGAGCGCTTTGGTGAGGCCCAGGTGTCCGAGCTGGAGAAAACCCTCGGCCCATACGGCACGGCTGGCCAGCTCCAGCAGCGGCCTGCGCCCCGTGGCGGCGGCATCATCAACACCGAGTGGTTCAAGTATTGGGCCAGCGTCCCGCAGCTC